CCGTGGGTAGGCCAGAAGTTGGATTTCACACCACCGACCGTGTACGGCTGCGAATACTGCATGAAGGTCACTTCACCGACAGTGCCAATAACCGATGCATAAGCATCTTCCCCGCCAACCGTCTGCGGGCCGAGCTGGATAATGCCACCGTCCTGACGACGGTTGTCCAACACCTTAAGGAAACGCTCAGATCGCTTCAAATTACCAGCCGCACCACCACCCAGCAGCACTTCGCGGCCGGTGTACCCGTCTGTGTCGACAAGCAACTGCAAGAAGCGCTCAATATCGTCGTAAGGATCAACGCCAGCCTCACCCCAGCGAGCAGCACCGGCCAGAGCAATCGTCAGCGCAGTGTTTCGTCCGTAGTCGACGGTCTGGGTTGGGTAGTCCGCACCCTCGACGACCACACGGCCAGTCCGAAGCGCCTGCGAGCACATGAATTCTTCACGGCGGGTAATGCGCTTGTCCTGGTCATCGATGATGGTGGCCAGATTGTATGCATAGCGCTGCGCACCATCCATCACACCACCGATGCGTTCGCCGGGAATACGGATCATGTTGCCTCTGGGGCGAAGAGTGTTCTGCGGCTTAACATAAGCCGGAGTAAACGACTTTGCCTGAAAGCCGCGATTGGCACTATCTTTACCCGGCACATCAGGATGGACGAACGGAGCGAGTTCGCGGTCGGGAAGGATCTTGTCGAAGACAATTTCTTCCTGTTCGGAAAGAACGGTGGTTTTGAAGTAGCGATCGCGCAGAAAAGCTTCCGGGCGATCACGAGGAGGAAGGACGGAAATCAGTTCCGCCGTATTGAGAAGAAGGTCAGCCATTGTGAGTTTTCCTTGCGGCTTTGGCGGTTAGGCAAGTTCACGAACGAACAGGGGAGCTGCCGACTTGCGGAAAGCAGCTTCCACCGTGGCCGCAGTGTGCCCGGTGCCATAGATCAGTTTTCTGGAGTCGAAAGCGCCGCCGGAGTATGCCGCGCCGGTCACATCGCCCGCAGTCGCATCGACGTCGAAAGCGGCCACCAGGGTTGGAACTTCCGAACCATCATTGGAAGCTGTGGCAGAGGTCCGGACTTTCCGGCTGACCGTGACTTCGCCAAGCACAGTACCGCGCGGATACACCGCGCCAGCCAGGTAAACTACGTTGCGGGTGGTAACCTGCACATCAGAAACGAGCAGGTCATTGGGGGAAGCAGATGCAGTTGCCATTGCTTAGGCTCCGGTTGGTTTGCGGCCGTGCATGGCCTGAATGGTTTTGTGAACGCCAGCGACGATGGACTGTCGCTCGGTTGGCTGCGAAGGTGCGCCGCCAGAACCAAGGCGCGGCTTGTTGCCGCTCATGCGGTCAGCAAGCCGAGAACCGCCGCCCGCCGAAGAGTTCAGCAACGCGCTGGCTGCATTGGCGGAATAGAAGGTCTTGCCGAAAGCCAGCTCCATAGCCAAGCCGTGATTTGCTTGCGCCTTCGGATGGGTCAGGATTGTTTTGATACGGCTTTGTTCCGCCTTCCTGATGCGGGACGATGCTTCTTTTGACGGCTTTTCGTCATCAGCATCAGGGTCGATCTCGTCGCCTTCTGCATCCGGTTCGTTGTCGTCATTTTCGGCGTCAGGCTCATCATCCGAAGCGTTCGCATCGGGAGAGATTTCCTGTTCATCAGCGTCCGTTTCATCCTCGTTTTCGAGGCCTTCCGGGTTTTCTTCGTCACCAGCGTTGGCTTTACGCCCGCGCACGGCGGCAAGCACGCTCATCGCGAGCGAGTGTTTACGTGTCAAACTTGACATCGTTATCTCCTGATTTTTGGGATAGCCGGCTTACCGGCCAAGTTCGGTTTCGAAGGCTTCAAGAACCTGCGAAGGCCGCGCCACTGCATCGGCGAGACCGGCATCGACCGCTTTTTGACCACGGTACACACCCGCCTCTGTTGCCAGTGCGGATTGGAGAGACAGGCGACCAGCCCTATACCGGGCAACGGTGCCTGCAAATTCGCTGCGAAGCTCTTCAAGCTCTGCCAATTCATTCTTTAGGACATCTTCGGGGATGGCCTCGTATGGGTTGAGATCCGCTTTTCGCTCACCGGCTTTGAGGATGGTGACATTAAGACCATTTTTGGTGAGCCAACCACTCATGTCCACATGCATGGAAATGACGCCGATTGACCCACATATTCCAGTGGAAGGGATAACGATTTGGCGCGCCGCAGACGCCATTAAATACCCTGCAGAGCACGCGTGATCGGTCAAGACAGCGATTGTGGGCTTGACTTGCGACAGCTCAAAGATGCGTTCGGCCATATCGAAAGCACCCGTAACCTCACCACCGAAACTATCGACTTCGAAAATTACCCCTTTGATAGAGGTGTCAGCCTGACAATCAGCAACCTGAACGCCGATGGCTTCGTAACTCGTCAGACCCGACGACTTGCCGATCCACTTGCCTTTATTGACAAGTGACCCTTCCACCTCAATGAGAGCTATACCTGGCGAAGCCAGCGTTGGGCCACGATAAATAGCATCGCCCCACATGTCGCGGGTTTCGCGGATCTGCTCGCCTACGATGCCCATCGCTTCACCACCCTGCACCGATGCAACAGCGTCAGGGTGGCCGAGAACGCGCGGACCAAAAGCCCTCGCGATGATCTCCCCCTTCGAGGGGTGCAACATCAACGGCGTGTTGAACATGCGGCTGGAGATTTCTGGAAAGTTTGTCATGGTCCGCGACCCCTGCCGATGTCTGGTATTCCGATGCGATTGCGGCCCGATCGGTAAGCTGGCCGATCTTCGCGCTCTTCGTCGTTTTCAATTTGCGGCGGTCCCGCGTTAGGTCCGGCGCTAGTTGGTTGCATCTGCGATGGATGTATAAGCCCGCGCTTCGTGTATTCGCGGACCTCAACAGCCATCTGCTCCATATCAAGCTTCCAGTCGCTACCCTGTTCGGCCGCTTCCTTCTGCAATGTCGTCAGACGGTTCTTGATACGCTCGCCTGCCGCCTGCGCTTCTTTAAAAGGATCGATCCAGCCGCGACCGGGGCCGATCCATTCGGCGTGACACCAGGCAGCTGGGTTGGCCTCAAACGGCACGGCATGCGGCGGGATTTTAACGAGGCCTTTATCAAGGATCTCTTCTAGCCAGGCGCGATAGATCGGCCCCATAAACTGCGAAGCGAAACCATTTTTCTTCGAAGTGAAGCCCCGCCAGATTTCCAGCAATGCAGCACGTGCCGAAGAGTAGTTGACTTGGCTCCAGTCCATAGTGAGCTGTTCGTATGTCAGACCCACGGCACTGGCGACCTTTCGAAGGGCGGCATTGACGAATGCCGTAAAGTTGGCGTTCGGATGCTCCGGCTTCGTCAGGGTCGCTTTTTCACCCGGTTGCAACATGTTGATCTGAACGCCGGGAAGCCGAATAGGCGCTGCCTCGTAATACGCCTTCTGCGCCGTCCGCATTTCCCCGTACAAATCAGTGATAGCGCCAGCGCTCACTTCCTGATCCATCGCAGAAAGCATTTCTTCCGGATCGAAAGGCGTTTCTATGAAAGCAGCCATCACCGCGTTGAGTAGTGCAGCCTGACTTTCGTAATCCTCGTAATCGGTCGATTGCTTGATAGACCGCATCACCGGCGCCCAATCGGACACGCCTCGCGTCATTCCTGCACGCTTTTGTTCGAAGGTGTGGACAACAATTGGCCTACCCCAATCCGTGGTGCGCTCCACGTATTCCCAATTCCAGAGGCCGGTATTTCCGGCAAACACATCACCGGGATGCGACTTCCGGAAGTGGTAACCCTGTGGCGCACCAAGATCGTTGATAGCAACGCCGTCGCGCAAGAATTCATCGTTCAGGCGGTTGTTGGGGTTGGAGCAACGGGCAGGGTCGATAAGATGGATCGCCGTTTGAAATGTTGGTGCATCGTCATGCCAGACTAAGACGGCCATGGCCTCGCCTTCCGGCCCGAATCTTTGCCTCGCCGCCGCACCCATGACGCCCGCCATCGTCTTCATGCGTTCGGCATCACACCACTTGTCGACATCGAGCGTGTAGTCGCGCCACAACGCTTCGATCTTGTCAGAGATGTCTTCCGCTTCCTCGTAAGTGAGGTTCAGGGAACGATGGTTGGGTTTGGCTGCGAGTGTCCATCCAGCTCCGATTATATTGTCAACAAGGCGAGAGGTGCCAGCAGCACCCCATCCATCGTTGCGCGCAACATCGTTCAGCCGGTCAACCAGCGTACCGCGTGACCAATCCAGAGCGGTTTGCCCCGAATATGTGCCGGGGTTCCATTTCGCAAAGTTGGGATGATCAAACGACGCGCCCTGATATGCCGCAGATGACATCGCCCGGTTACGAGCCGCCTGCATACGGGCGGCATTTCTGACAGATGGGCTGATCGCATTGCCGCTGGCATCGAGCAAGGTAACATTCGTCATCCGAAGAATACTCCACGTGCACGTGCACGGGCGTTACCCATGCCAAGTTGCGCCTTGAGAGACCGGATATACTGGCGGATGGTCGCAAGGTTTGTTTGCGAAAATGCCATGGTCTCGCCATTGTAGGACATGGTGACAGCATGCATGCCGAGCGCCCATTGGTGCTCGACAGTTTCAGCTTCC